GCTCTGTGCCTGCACCCACCGCTGGAAGTCCGCCACGAGCTCCGCGTTGGCGGTCGCTCCCACGTCGTCGCCCGGCGCCTTGCCGAGCACGGCGTAGAGCGCGAAGTTGTACTGGTTCTCGACCGTCACGTTGCCGAGCAGGTCTGTGCGCCTGCGCCTCTCCACGAGACCTCCTGGGAAGAGCGAGGCTGCGCCCGGCACCCTGTCCGCGTAGTCGATGGCGAGCCCGCCGAGCTCCGCGAAGTTGGGGTAGCTCTCGACGAACGCGCGCATCTTCTCGAGGTCCGTGGGTTCGCTCATGGCCGCTCCTACTCGGTGTCGATGCTTGCGAGCGCCGTCGCGATGTCCCCTGCGACCTTTGCGAGGTCGTAGCGCACGTTGTCGCCGCCCGTGCCGTAGAAGACGTGGTTCGCGAGCGCGGACAGCTCCTCGGAGCTGTCGTCGAGCGCCTCGATGGTCTCCACGTCGACGGCGATGGTGGTGTCGTCTGCCATTACTGCATCCCCTTTGCGAACTGGGTCACCTCGGCGGCGATGGTCTGGCGCTCGTTGGCCATGAGCGTGAGCTCCCAGTGGTCGCCCGCCGCCTCGTTGACCGTGCGTGTGTAGGTGAGGGGCTCGCCCGTGGGTACGGGGTGCGAGCCCAGTCGGTAGCGGAACTCCCCCGTGAAGTTGCCGTCCTCGTCGTAGAGCGGGAACGGCCCGCCGCCGTTGGGGTCCTTCATCTTCGAGCCCGCCCAGAGGTAGCGCGCCTGCGGCGCGTCGACCGTGATCTCGGCGGGGCCCGTCTGCCTCGTCTGCGCGGTGGCCATGTGGCCCGAGAGCCACGGCATGTATCGCCGCATGTGGAAGAGCACGCGGGCGGTGAGGAAGCTCTGCACGCGCCCGCGCTCGTCCACGCCCAGCGACTCGCACGCCTGCTCCACGCCTGGCATCCTGGTCTGCACGGTGAGGGTGAGCATGCCTAGCCTCCCGCCTCCGTGTGGACGATGACGCCGCGGTAGCACTTGGGGTCAACGCTGCGCACGACCACGAGGTTCGGCACCTTCGTGGGGATGAGCTCGCGCCACTCCGCGTCCGTGCCGCACTCGGGGCCCTCGCCCAGCATGACCTTGTCGCCCACCGCGACGGGCACGTCGGGGCCGGGGAGCACGAGCAGGAATCCGCTCGCCTCTCGGTCGCCCGTGCGCTCCACGTTGCGGACCTTCCGGAAGTCGAGGAACGCCCGCGTGCGCACCTCTCGCGTGATTTCGTCCGCGCCCTCGCGGTGGTAGATGGTCACCGTCTGGTCGCAGAGACCGTACCTGCCGCGCCTCATCACGCCACCACCATGCACACGTGGAGGTAGGGCTTGATGGAGTCGAGCAGGTACGCCGTCGTGCCCTGCGGGGCCACCCTTGACACGTCTCCGTAGGTCACGTGTACGGAGCCGATGGCCTCCGAGGACACGCCTCCCTCCGCCGTCTCGTCGAGCGTCTGGTACGCGTCCGCCATGGCGCATATCGCCATTGATTCGCACTCGTCCTCGTCACCCAGCGGGGTGACCTTGGAGAGCGCCTTGATGCGTTCCAGGCGGTAGGCGGCGCGGCGCGAGATCCCGTCCCATTGCTCGGGATCTATCGCCGTGCCGCCGTAGGAGTCGGCGTAGAAGTCGTACGTGACCTCACGAAGCGCCACGCCTTAAGCCTTCGTGTGGGCGTAGACGAGGCTCTTCTTGTTGTCGAAGACGAGCAGGTCGTGGAAGAGGCGGTACTGCCACAGGTGCGCGTCCGCGGCCTGGTTGGTGTCGGGCGCGAAGTAGCGGAGCGTCTGGTGCTTCTGGATGGCGGAGCAAGCCTCGGGGTTGACGATGATGAAGTTCAGGTCCTTGCCAGAGGTGGCGTTCTTGATGAAGCCGCCTGCCTCCTGGCCGCTCGTGGTGCCGTCGTAGAGGGTCACGGCGGAGTAGAAGCGGGCCTGCGGCACGACGACGATCTTCATGTCGTCGAACGCCTCGAAGCGGCCGTCGGGGTTCTCGCCCGCGCTGATGCGGTAGGGCATCGCCTGGCGGAGCAGGTTGAGGACGGGGCGGGTGATGTAGAGGATGCAGCCGTCGAGGTCCGCCTCCTCCGCGACCTTGGCCTCGCCCGCGAGGATGGCGGCCTGGACGGTCTTGTCGGTGAGGTCCGCGGCGGCCGTCTGGCTGGCGCTGGACGCCGCTGCGTAGAGCTTCGCGAAGCGGATGGCGTCGACCTCTGGCGCGACCTTGGTGCGGACGAACTCGCCCATGGCGTTGGCGGACACGACGATCTCGCGCTCCTCGTCGTCCATGGCGTCGATGGAGAACGCGCGGCCGCGGTCGTAGGTGAGCTGCAGGGTCTCCCATGCGAGCGTGAGGTCGCCCGCGGGGAAGCCGTTGCTACGGCTGTAGGTGCCCAGTCCGTCGAGGGCGATCTTGGCCACGTTGACCTTGCCCACGCCCGCGAAGTCGCCCAGGTAGTCCTGGTTGATGGTGAGGTCGCCGGTCTTGAGCTCGGCGACGATGAGCTCGTCGAGCTTCTGGGTGAAGAGCTCGGCGACGGTGGAGAGGGAGTTGCTCATTGTTCCTCCTTGTGTGGTCTACTTCTTGCGCTTGAGCCCGAAAGCGCGGTCAAGCCGCGATTCGAGCGCGGAGTCCGGGGCTCCTCCGGGCCTTGCGCCCGTGGAGCCCGTCTGCTTGGGCGTCTGGAACAGGTAGGGGCACGCCTCCCTGAGCCTGGCCACGTCGCCCGCGTAGTCGTCGAGCACGGCCTTGGCGGCCTTGGGGTTGACGCATCCCGCGAGCTCGAGGGCGTGGTCGAGCTTCTCGTCCGCGAGCTGCGTCCTGAGCGCGTCCACGTCCGCGAGCGCCTGCTCCGCCTTGCCCGCCTGCTCCGTGAGGGCGTCGAGCTGGCTCCTGAGCTCCGCGATGGTCTTGTCCCGCTCGCCGAGGTCCCGCTCGTACTTGCCCTTGGAGATGGCTGGCTGGCCGTGGCGGTCCTTGAGCTCGGGCTGCTGCTGATCCTGCTGCTGCTCGGCCTGCTGGTCCTGCGGCTCCTGCTGCTGGCTGGCGTTCTCGTTCTCTGCCATGACGTTCCCTTTCATCCGGCGTTTGTCTTCGCGGTTCTCTCCGCGCTTCGGGTGGCCCTTTTGCGCTGGCCGGGCGACTTGCTATGCAAACGCGGGCGCACCCGCGTCATGCGCATGGAAAAGGCCCCTCGCGGGGCCTATGTGCCTTTGAGCCTCGTGCGGGGCATGTCCCCCGCCCACTCCCGCGAGACGTCCCGCGAGAGCACGGCGCCGTGCTCGTCGATGAAGTCGAGGAGCTTCTGCTGCCGCGCCTTCATCTGCGCCTTGGCCTTCTGCGCGTCCGTGAGCGACTCGGGCGTGCGCTGGATCTCGTACGCCTTGCGGGCCGCCTGGTAGGTGCGTTTCGCGTCCCTGAGGGCGCGCTCGAGCCCGCGCTGCTTCTGCGAGAGCTCGTAGACCTCCTTGCTGGACTTGCCGCTCGGGTGCCGCGGGCTGGGCTCGTATGCGTGGGGCATCCCAGGCATCCACGGGCCGAACTGGTGGCGGCAGTTGACGCCGCACAGACGGTCCCCCAGGGCCGCGTGGTCGCCCTCTACGCCGCCGTAGCCGGTGGCTTCCCAGAAGTCGCGGTAGGTAACGCCGTCGACGGTGACCTCGCCGTGGAGCGAGTAGCATCGCCCCTCCCAGTCCTGGTGGCTCGGTCGGGCGCCGATGTGGCTGGACACCTCCACGAACCCGCACCCGGACTCGTCGCATATCTGCAGCGAACGGGTGGCGCACGCCTGCGAGAGCTGCGAGCGCACGTGCCGGCGCACCGCCACGTCCGCCTTGCTCGTGGCCGTGAGGTCGCCCGTGGTCGGGTCCTTATACTGGATGACGTCGATGCCGCGCGCGGAGAGCCTGCGCGTGGCGCGCCTGAGCGCCTCGGGCATGCCCATGTTGCCCGTCTCCACCTCGGTGACGGCCCACGTGGACTCCCTGAGGAACGCCTGCTTCGCGCCTGAGAGCATCGCCAGGTTGTCGCGCTCGAGCATCTCGGTGACCGTGCGGACCACGCTGGCCACCTGGTAGCTCGTGACCTCCGGCAGCTCCACGCCCAGCGCGGCCTTTATGGCCGCGAGGTCGGCCGCGTCGCTGCGGCGGATGGCGTCCTCCACCTCCTTGGCGACCGCGCGGGACACCTCGCCGCGGTGCCGCTCGAGGATGGCCCTGAGCCTCGTGGCCTCGCCCTGCCCCAGCGTCCTGAGCGCGAGCTGGGCGCGCCACGTGCTGAGGTCCCCCTCGAGCATGGCCTCGGTGAGGTCCAGGCACATCTCGGCCTCGATCTGCGAGTAGACGGCGGCGACGAGCGCCCCCGCCTCCTCGAGGTAGTCAGGGTCGAGCATGGCCTACGCCCCCAGGTCGAGCACCTCGGGCCCCTGCGCGAGCGCCTTGGCCTCGTCCTCGCCCATCGAGTAGAAGCGAACGAGGTACATCCACGAGGGCACGATGCCCTCGGCTATCTCGCCGCGCATCTGGGCCTTCTCGCTCGCGGTGTCCTGGATGATGGAGTCGTCGAAGTCGACGGTGACGCCGCACCCCTCGGGCACCGGCCACCCGTTGAGCTCGCGCTGGCACGTGAGCAGCGCGGCGAGCAGCCCCTCGAGCTGCGGGCGTAGCTCGTTCTCGTGCTTGCGGATGTTTCTCATGAGCTGCGAGTTGTCGCTCGCGACCTCCGTGGCCGTGCGCACGCCGCCGTGCTTGTCGAAGCGGAAGTAGTCGGGGCCGAAGCCCGTCAGGCTCCCGAGCTGCGAGAGCGCCGCGTTGAGCGCCTCGGTGATGGCGTCCGCGCGGATGGCGGGGGAGTAGACCTCGTACATGTGGCCTATGCCCGCGTCGCTGACCTTGCGGATGACCGTGTTCTCGGGGCTCATGGGCAGCGGGCGCAGCTTGCCGGTCTGGTCGACCTGCATGTCGAAGAGCTCGTCGGACATGAAGATCTTGACCTTGGTGGCGTCTATCTCGCGCACGAGCGAGTCGTACGCGCCGTCGACCCCCTTGATGGCGTCCACGGCGTCCGCGATGATGGCCTGCCCCATGTAGGTGCCCTCGGCGTGCACGTTGTCGATGGCCGGGCGCAGGATCGCGAACGTCGGGCGCCCGCTCGTGGTGTCGAAGTCGGCGATGATGGACTCGCTCCTGAGCTCGTCGCCGCGCTCCGCGTCGAACAGGCGCGTGACCACGTGGTAGGTGCCCGTCTCCTCGTCGAGCTCGTGCACCTGCAGCTGGTGGACCTCGCGGCCGTCGACGTAGGCGCGGGTGACGAAGGCGCACTCGGTCACGCCGTCGTCGTCCCACGAGAGGGGCAGCACCATGCGCGCGTCGTAGGCGCGGGCCCTGATGGCCACCTCGTCGCCCTGCACGTCGAACCACAGGGCGAGCGCCCCCGTGCCGATGCCGAATGCGCGGCCCAGGCACTTCTGCGCGATGCTCACGAAGCGCGTGCCGGTGACCCACTCGTCGAGCAGATCCGTGACCTGCTCCGCGTCGGTGCCCACCTTCGTGCCGTCGTCGTCGAGGATGAGGCTCGCCCACTCCTCGCACACGCGCCGCGCGGGGTGCAGCGTCATGCGCCGCACGCTGTAGCGCTGGCCGTCGAGCCCCTCGGTGTGGCTGTACCAATCATCGCTTGCCGTGTACCACGCCCACCACGACTCGATGAGCCCGCGCATGGTCGGGTCGGGCTGGTAGCCCATCTCCCTGAGCGCGTCCGTGACGCACTGCGGGATGCCCTGCACGTTCTCGGTGGCCATGCCCACCTCCTTACCTGCCGCTCGCCACCTCGCGCATCATCGCGTAGCGCACGGCGTCAATGCTGTGATCGTTGCCGTCGGGGTAGTCGTCCACCCAGTTGCCCTCGCGGTCGCGCTCGTACTCGCACAGCGCGAACTCGCGGAAGGTGAGCGGGCAGCGGCGCGGGTCGATGGCGATCTCCCTGAGTCCCGCGAGCCATTGGTAGCTCGCCTTGCGCAGGTTGCCCTTGCCCGCGGCGCTCGCCCTCACGCCCTCGCGTCTGTAGACGGCTATGTCTGCGGGGTTGGCGTCGTCGCACAGCACGCGCTGCGCGTGGTAGTACGCCTCGCCGCCCTCGGTGTCCGCGTAGGTGAGCGCTTCGGTTGCCATGCGCGCCGTCTCTTCGGGCGTCGACTTGTTGGCTGAGCGCTCGTCGAAGATGACGAGCCGCCGCCTGCCCGGCTGCCACTCGCACCGGACGAAGCGCCACGGGTCCGGGAACCAGCCCCAGTCGATGCCGTTGCGCGGGTTGTCGAAGGTCATGATCTCGGCGTCGGTGAGCTCTACCTCCTTGAGGTTCTCGAAGACTGTGCCGCCCGTGCCGGTGACCTCTCCGAGGAACTCCCACTGGTAGTGCCGCGGGTGCTCGTCGCGCTCGTACTCGGCGTCCTCGACGAACGCGGAGCCCAGCCAGTCGGCGTGGCCGTCGGCGATGACGTCGAGGTAGGTGCTGTGGTCGCAGAGGCACGAGCCCTTGCGCTCCATCTCGATCGCCTTGGCGTTCGCCCACGACCACATGGTCATGGGCGGGTTGTACGAGTAGAAGGT